GACGACCAGGATTTTACCGCAGCAAGCAAATCCTCGCGGCTCTCGAAGTGATAATAGACCGTCGTGCGGTTGATCCCCATCACGCGCGCCCTGCTGCCGTAGTTTGGTGGCGTCTCTCCCCTTGGGGCGTCTATCACTTCTATCGGGAGTGGCCGCAGGGGGACTTCACGAAGATGACGACCGGCGGCCGGACGCCGTCCGGGTACGCCGACCTCTTCCGCTCGATCGAAGGGGGCTTCCCAGCGCAGGTCCGCATTGTTGACCCTCGGTTCGGCAAGGCGCAGCACGGCGTCCACGGCGAGAAGCAAACCGCCTGGGCTGAGCAGATGGAGGAATTCGGCCTCCACTACGACACGCGGATCGAGGGAATCCACCTGACCGAGATCGGCGAGCAGAAGATCGTCGAGATGCTCCGCTTCTCCCCCGACTTCCCGATCGGCCCGACGAACACGCCGCGGATCTTGATCCACGACTGTTGCCCGAACTTGATTCGCGCCATGGAGAACTACGGGCTCAAGCTCAACACCGACCCCACGAAGACCGCCGAGAAGCCGTCCGAGGAGTTCAAGGACTTCATCGACGCCGTCCGCTACACCGTCCTCTTCAACATTCCCGCAACCGAGATCGACTTCTCCCAGCCCAACGCCAGCCAACCCCTCAGTGATCGCGACTGGGAGCGCGAGAACTACGAGGATGAGAGTTTCATCACGAGGCTTCTATGAGATTCCTGTGGCTTCTTCCCCTCCTCTGCACCCTCAGCTGCTCCGCGCAGCAGGCGCAGGAGACGTCCAAGAACCTCGCCGACGCCCTCGTCGAGTCGGTGAAAGTCGTCGCGAAGGACCCGACGCTTCTCTTCTCTCCCACCGGCGTCGCGGTCCTCGCCGGGCTCACTGCGACCGGCTTCTTCGCGCGCGAAGCTGGCAGCCTCGCCAAGAAAGCCGGCAAGAAAGCGATCTCCAAGGTCCGCAAAACCCCCGCCGCGGAAGTGAAATGACATGCCTTCGTCTCCAGTTGGTTCATACGCCAAAGACTACGCCGACCTCCCCTCCACGGGAACGTCGTTTCCCGCTCCCCGTCCCGCCACTGCCGTCAACGCCCCTGACAGCGAGCCTATTGCGCGAACTGCTCCCGGGCCTGGCTACGGCAGCGATCTGGGAGCAGGTTCTTCGGGAAAACCCGCCCCAGTACCTACGCAGGTGAAACGCTTCAGTGCGTGAGATCGTCAACGTAAATCTGATCCGTGTCTTCGAGGGGCGACGCCACGAGCGTCTCCGCTTCCTCTGGGACACGATCGCCGAGTACGCCTCGACCAAGGCGCGTATCCACTGGTTCGCCAACACGACCGGCATGTCCCATGCGTCCTGCCTGGCGAAGATGTGGGAAGCTGAGCTCAAGCGCCCCGAGCGCTACGCCCTTATCACCGAGCACGACTTTCTCCCCGACCTGCGGTCCTGGCTCCCCATAGGCATGCTCAGTGCCGACCGCCCGGTCTTAGTTGCCAGGTATGTTACGAGGAATCCCGACACCCGCAAGCTGAGGGGGCACAGCGTCCCGGGCGCGTGGTACATCCTCGTCGACAAGCAATACGTCCGGAAGCTCCACCTCGAAGCGTGGGGCGAGTGCAACGACCCAGCTAACGGTCTCGAGCATTTCCTCCCCGAAGATCACCCCGGCCGGGGCGTCCGCTACCTCGACTATCAGGACGGCCTGCCCGATCACTACGGCGTCCACATGACCGTCGGGGATCACCTCTTCTGGAGCCGCCACCTCCACGACCACGAGAACACCCGCATCGCCGGCGTCTGCATGGGAGACATGCAGCGCAAGCACGACTCGTTCATCATGACTTGGGTTCGCCTGAGCCCAGAAAGGTTCCGTGACATCCTCCGCCGCCGCCTCGAATCCTACCACGCCGTCGTTGGCAGTGTTGACGATCCTTCACGAGAGGGACCGCTTCATCCAGCCGATCTTCCGCCAGCTCAAGGAACTTCAGATCCCGGTCCGCTGGCAGCTGTGCCTGAACAAACCGAACAGCGCCGTCCTCGCTGAGGTAGCTGCTCTTGTCCCCACTGCGCTCGTATCCATTGACGTCTTCGACGCACCCTTCTCTCCTCTCGAGCGCAAAGAGCGCTTCATGGAACTCCGTCAGTGGCAGCTCGAGCAAGCCCCTCCGACAACCTACGGCGTCCTCTGGGACGACGATCACGTTCTCGCGAGCGTGAGTGAAGCACAGGCGCTCCTCTACCGCGACTACGACCTGATCTACGCGACGAAGCTCTTCTTCTGGGGCGACGATGAGCACTTTACGACGCACATACCTACGCATCGCTCAGTTTTCTTTTTCCGCCGCCTGGATGGGGATCGTTATCCTCTGGATCGTACTATTCATGCTCCTGCCCGAATTCATGACACGGGCAAGAGAGTTGTTGACCTGGCGGCCCCGCTCCTCGACTACGGGTACCTTTGCGAGCGGGATCGCGAGCGCTGCTGGGCGGACTACAAGCGTTGCGGCAAGATCGACGCCTCCACCCTCGCCATCGTCCAAGAACCCCAGCTTCTTCCCTGGAAGGGCCCTTTCCCCCTTAGAACATGATTAAGCGCGAGAACCCTGTCGGCCTCACCGCCACCCCCGACATCCCGATCAACAAGGATCTCGAGGATGACATCAAGAAGCTCCACTACCGCATCCAGGGGGCCGAGCAGGACCGCAACAACTGGCTCACGAAGCAGCGTCTGTTGATCGAGCAGAGACGGGGAATCCGCCAGCCGAAGGTGATCCCCTGGGTCGGCGCGAACAATGACAACTGGCCGGTGACGGACGCCGTCATCCGTCGGTGGAAGCCCGGGATCGTCTCTCTGATTCTCGACAGCGAGCCCGTGGCGTTCTTCTTCGCGAAGCAAGCCGAGCAGGTCGAGGCGTCCCGCGTCACGCAGGACTTCTGGCACTGGGAGTTCAACCAAATCGAGGGCGTCGAGCGGACGATCTTCAAGCTCGCCGACCTCGTCGCCCTCCACGGCCTGGCGTATACGCACGAGGGCTGGGACTACCACATCGAGCGGAAGTGCCGAGTGGTGCGAGCCGACAGCCTCTTCCCGGGCGGGATCGAAGCCGCGCTCAACGAGGTGAACTCCCAGATCGAGCAAGCCAACGCGCAGGCCGCCCAGCAGGGGGGCGAACAGCAGCCCTTCCTCCAGCCGGACGAGTTCGTCCGTATGACGCTCCAGATGGAATACGAGTTCGGCAACGTCGATCAGGACCCGAACCCGGCGCCGGTCACCGTCGAGGAGGACCGCCAGCTCGACGCCGCGACCCAGATGCTCCTCAACGGAGCGAAGTACATTCAGATCTTCTACCACTGCGTCGCGCGGGACAAAGTCGCCTGGCAGGCGATCTCACCCCTCGACGTCATCGTCCCGACCCGCACAACCGACCCCGAGAAGGCCGACTTCGTCGCGATCGCCTACCGCCTCCACGAGGACGACATCCGCGTCATGGTCCGGGACGGGGTGTTCCTCGCTCAGCCCGCCCAGGTCGTCCTCGACCGCATGCGTCCCCAGCGTCAAGGGGAGGAGTTCGAGGAAAACCCCTTCGACTCCCGCCAAGGTGGCAGCCGCTCGGCGATCATCCAGCGCCTCGACACGATCGAGGGGATCGAGACCCGGAACTCCCACGACGAGCCTGGAACCGAGGTGTTCTGGAAGGTCTACAGCAAGCTGGACATCAACGGCGACAAGATCCTCGAGAAGACGGTCCTCTGGTATCACCCGGCCACCGCGACGCCCATGTCGCTCGTCGCCTACCCCTTCCCCTTCGAAGAGTGGCCCGTCACCCTCTACGAGTTCGAGCACAACGACGACCGCCCGTACTCGAGTCGCGGGATAGCTGAACTTCTCTCGACTTTCCAGAAGCAAGTCAACCGTCTCCACAACGCTCGTCTGGACGCAATCCAGATCCTCCTCGCTCCGATGTTCAAGGTCCGGAGCGTCACGGGGCAGATCAACCGCAACATCCGCTTCCGCCCCGGCTCCTTCATCCCCGTCCAGTCACCGGACGACTTCCAGCCGGTTCAGATGGACATTACTCCTCTTTTCCAGTTTCTACAGGAGGAGAATTTCACGAAGCAGCTCGCCGAGCAGTACGTGGGCGTCTTCGACTCGTCCGTCGTCAACCTCCAGTCAAACGAGCGCCGGACCGCAACGGAGGTCGAGGCGATCAACGCCCAGGTCTCGAGCGTCTTCACGCAGGACGCTAAGCTCTTCCGGGCGTCCTTCGCGCGCACGACGAAGAAGCTCTGGAAGCTCTGGCAGGAGTTCGGCCCCGAGGACGTCATGTACAGGGTGACCGGTGAGGACGTCCCGCGGACGGCGAAGAAGTACGAGATCGACTACGACTACGATATCGAACCGTCCGGCACGCCCGCGAACACGAACAAGGCTCTTGCGCTCAGCCGCGCCCGCGAGGCGCTCTCCCTCGGCCTCCAAGACCAGAGCGGGGTCCTCAACAAGAGCGAGCTCTGGAAGAACTACTTCCAGCTCACCGACCGTCACTTGGCGAAGCGCGTGGTGCGCTCACCCGAAGAAGCCGCCGCCGTCCAGATGGTCATGAACGCGGCTGCCCAATCTCAGGACATCGACCCGAGCCAGGTCCCCTCCTTCTAATGAAATACCGCCCGCTCCCCGCCCTCGAGTACATTCAGAGTCTCGTCGCCGAGAACCGCACCGCCGACGCCCAGGCGTACACGACGTCTGCGATCCTCGACCTCATCAAGCACCCGGGCTTCCAGCTCGTCCTCGCGGCGATCCAGACGGTGGAAGGCGGGGCGCTCGAGGACATTCGCACCGGGACAGCGAAGAACGTCGACCACTCCGCAGGCCAAATTTACGCCGCCGATCGCATCCGCAAGCAGATCCTCGCGCTCATCCCCGACGAGGTCACCCTGGCGGACGCCGAGCCCCAAGAAGAGTTCGAGGCCAACGAGGCCTACTCGTCCGGGTTCGACATTTTCCCACCCTCGGGGGCATGACAGCCGTCTATGCAACACGACCCGAATCAGATCATCGCTCCGGCGGAGATCCTCGCTGGCGCCGAGTACGCGCCCACGACGTCCGGTGACGCTCCTGGAACTGTGTTCCCCTCGCTCCGAGGGGGCGACCCGGGCGACACCGACCCGGGGCAGAACCTCGGCGACTTCCCGTTCGGCGCCCCCCTCCACGGCGAGGACTCGATGCCTCTCGCCGACACGAACAGCGGGGTCGTCAGCCCCGCCGAGGTCCAGAACGACGATCCCCTGCCGCCGTCCGGGGCGTCCATTCTCGAGGGCGCGGCTGCTGCCGTTCCCCCGGGCGGGATCTCCGCGACTTCCCGCAAGCGAAGCGCCGAAGAGCGCATCAACCAGCTCACCGCCCGGTACCGGTCGGCCGAGAGCGAGAACTCACAACTCCAAGCACAGATCGCCCAACTTTCCCAAATCGTAGCACACATGCAGCAACAGCCGACTCAACCCAGCTTTCCGCGTCCTTCCGGCTCCGGCGAGGCGTCGCCGTCCGACAACCCCTTCGTGGACGCTGGGCCCGGTGTCTCCTCTGGTGTCAACGCACAACACCTCCGGAACATCGTACAGGAAGCCGTTGCTCCCCTCGCCCAGACGGTGTCCGCTCTCGTCAACAACGCCCAGCGTCGGACCTCTCACGAGGTCTCCTTCGCGCGGGCCGTTGAAGACTTCCCGGAACTCGGTCAGCCTGGCAGTCAGGCGCGTCGGTACTTCGATGAGTTGTACACGACGCTCCCGATGGCCCAGTCTCCCGACGCACCGGAGCAGATCGCCCTCATGGTCCGAGGCGCCCTCGCCGGCGCGAGGCGAGATTCTCAGGTCTCCGCGGCGCGCAAGCTCCAGGCGACCGTCCAGGCCCCAACCCCGAGTATCAGTGACGAGGTCCCGGTGGGTCAGAACCGTTCGCAGCAGATCGAGGCTGTTCGCTCAAACGCGATCAACCAGATCCGCCACGGCGACCGATCCTTCGAGACGTACCGCGCGCTCCGGCTCGCCACGAGAGCTCGAAACCAGATGAACAACAGGTAATCCCACATGGGAACTTTGCTGACGTTCCAGGAGTTTACGACGGGAGGTCGCCCCCAAGGCGGCTCGATCCCGGAGTTGCTCATGGACTTCGTGGAGAACGTCTCCCCGAAGGATCGTCCCGCTCTTGCTCTCTTCCGGAAGTCCCGAGTCACGAACACGTTCGTTGAGTGGCTCGAGGACAGTCTCCCGTCCCGCGGTCTGAACGCCTACAACGAAGGCGTCGCGGCTACGGACCCCAACCTCACCACGCCGTCCCGCACCTTCACGCACGTCCAGCTGTTCGCCCGTTGGGGCGTCGTCTCGGATGTGCAGCGCGCCGTCAACCACAAGGGTTTCAGCGACGCGTTCCTCTACCAGGAGAAGAAGGCGATCGACTCGACGCTCAACGACATTGAGCACGCCATTCACCGGGGCAGCTCGGCGACTGGCGAGACGAACGTCTCCCGCCAGTTCGGCGGACTTCTCAACATCCTCACCACGAACTTCACGAACGCGTGCGGCATCACGCTCACCGAGACGGTCTTCAACGACTTGGTCCAGGCCTTCCAGGACAACGCCGTTGACATCCACCCGACGGTGGCGTTCGTCAACTCGTGGCTCACCCGGACGATCAGCCAGTACTCGACGAACGTGACGCGTAACGTAGACGCGGCGGCTCGCGTGCAGGAACTGGTCGTCGAGCAGCACAAGTCCGACTTCGGCGACATCTACAAGTACTACAGCCGTGACCAGCTCAAGGGCGCCTCGCGTACCGCGACTGGGAACAGCGTCGTGCTCTGTGATCCGTCGTTCTTCGAGACCGGCTGGCTCCAGCAGCTCATGAGCGAGATCCTTGCTCGCAACGGACTGCGTACGCAGTTCCAGGTCAGCGCCATGTGTACGCTGATCTACCGCACCCAGAAGGCTGGTGGCGGGGGGATCAACTTCATCCCCTACATCCCGTAACGGGATAGCGCCCAAGAGCTAAGCTCGTCTGGGGGCGGCGCTGACTTGTAAGTAGCCCCCAGTTTTTCTACCCCCCTCTCGGTTCTGAAAGGACCACAATGAACATCGCCCTCGGTCAGACCCTCACCTGGGATTCCGTCCCCAGCGCCACGCTGTACGACGTCGAGCTCCAGAACGAGGCGCTCAACTCGGTCCTCGGCTTCTTCACCGTCTCGACCCCCTTCATCACCGCCGACGACCTTCTCGTCAACCGCGCGGCCGGCAACTACAACGTCCGCATTCGCGCCAAGAACGCGACGCTGACGGGCGCTTACTCGGGCTTCGTTCTGCTCGAGTACAGCGGCCTGGCCGTCCCCTCGAACATTCACGTCGTCTGATGCAGTACCTTCGGCCCAGCTTCTCGGTGTTCGTCGGCAGCGACGCCTTTAATGAGGGCTGGGATCGAATCTTTGGAGCCCAATCATGCCAGCAGCCTTCGAACACTGCGTCTCCTCCGGGGGACGCGTCCGAACGATCAAACACGGCAAAGACGAATACCAGCACGTCTGCTTCTCCGGCGGGAAATCCTACGCCGGCGAAGTGAAGAAACGGAAATCCAAGAAAGGTAAGTAAAGTGGCGCGCCGCTCCGATATCACCGTCTGGATCAAAGGGCAGAGCAAAGAGAAACTTCTGATCGAAGTGATCAAGGCGTATGAAGCCTGCTATCCTCAGAAGTTCGCCTACTACCGCTCCGCCCTTCGCCAGCTGCGAGAGGTGACGGTCGGCCGGCACGAAGACATGAAGGGGCGCACCGTGGACATCAACATGCGGGTGCCCACGGAGCCCTTCTTATTTCTCCAGACCCTCATCCCCGACTTCGGCAAGGACAGCGACGACATCCGCCTCCTCTGCAAGGTCTGGGAAGATTTCGCCATAGCCAAGAGTCGCGACAAGTCCCTCAAACGGTCCATTCTCTGGACCAAAGACCTCCACAAGGAAAGCCCCGCCGCCGATGCTCGAGTTCAGCCGCAAGACGGAGATTGCTCCACCGACGTCCCCGATGATCCCGGTCTCAGTGACGATGATCGTCAAGGACTGTGCGAAGACCCTGAAGGACACCCTCTCGTCGATCAACCGGAACTTCCTGCGTGACTGCGACGAGATCGTAGTCCTCGACACGGGCTCCTCGGATGACACCGTCGAAGTCGCCCAGAGCTTCGGCGCCCGCGTCATCGACGGCTCCCACCTCCGCCAGCCGATCCTCGAGTACGTCGAGAAGTGGCTCCCGGAGGACAAGAAGTTCCTCGAGCAGAACGACCAGCTCAAGAACGGCTGTATCCTCGACTTCGCCGAGGCGCGTCAGTACGTCACGGACCGGGCGAAGAACGACGTCCAGCTGTGGATTGACAGCGACGACGTCCTCGAGGAGCACACCTCCGGCCAGCTCCGCGACCTTGTCAACAAGCACATGGGCGTCCTGGACGCGATCTTCGTCCACTACGCCTACGCCTTCGATCCCTCGGACGGCAAGCTGACGACGATCCTCAAGCGGGAGCGAGTCTTCAACCGCACGCGCTTCGTCTGGAAGGGCAAGTGTCACGAGACGTGCATCCCCCGCGAGGGCGTCAAGCTCAGCGGGAGCGGCTGGTTCCAGGACTACGCCGGCGCGATCGCCCACAAGCACGGCCGCCGGGACCACCGCTTCGGCGACCTGCGGAACTACGTCATCATCCGTAAGGAGATCGAAGCCGATTGGGCCGCGGGACGGAAGCCCGACCTCCGCTCCGTCTTCTACCTGGGCAACGCCTGCCGCGGCCTCGACCGTCTCACCGAGGCGATCGAGTGCTACGACAAGATTATCGCGGGCAGCGGCTCCCGGGACGACGCCTTCGCAGCGGCATACTACGTCGCGACAGCCTATCTGCGTCCCTCCGTCCAACGCCCCGTCGACTCCCTCGACTATGGGTTCAAGGCCCTCCGGATCGACCCGTCCGACCCCCGCGCGTGTTTCGTCATCTGCCACGCGTACCAGCTCCTCGGCCGCTTCGAGAACGCGATCCACTTCTACAAGATGGGTCAGCAGCTCCCGGAGCCGGTGAACACGCTCCACAGCTACGACCCGGAGCACATCCGCAGCCTCCCGCACAGCATCGCGGCGTTCTGCTACAAGGAGCTTGGCGACGAGGAGGGGTGCCGCGCGGCGCTCACCAAGCTCCAGGAAGCCCGCCCCGATCACCCAGACACAAAGGCCCTCACGGAGCACCTCTCGACGTGGTATGCGGGCCGGAAGCTCCTCGACAGCGTCAAGACTGTAGCCGCCAACCGCCGCCCCAAGGACCAGAAAGAAGCCGGCCGCCTCTTGCGTGAAGTCCTCTCAACTCTGCCCGAGATCCCCCAGGAAGCCGAGGAAGCCGGCATGGGGCGTATCGAGCCCCTCGACGAGCGCACCGGTGACGACCTTGTCTTCTTCTGCGGTCCGACCCATGAACGCTGGGGCCCGGTGAACCGCAAGACGGGGATCGGCGGGAGCGAGAAGGCCGTCCTCGAGATGAGCAAACGGCTCCAGAAGCGGGGCTTCAGGGTCACCGTCTACGCGTCGGTTCCCTCCGAGCAGCGCGGGCTGGACGACGCCGGCGTCCTCTGGCGGCACTTCAGCGAGTTCAACTACGAGACGCCCCGGGGAACGGTGATCTTCTGGCGCAACCCCGCCGGCGCGATCGCCCCGATCCCCTGCCTCAAGCGGATCGTCTGGTGCCACGACGTCCAGGACCCGAACCGCTGGACGCCCGAGATCTGCGCGGCCGTCGACGAGGTATGGGTCCTTAGCAAGTTCCACGCGTCGACGCTCGGTGCCGCCCGTCACATGCTCGGGAACAAACTCGTCGTCACCCGGAACGGGATCGACTCGGAGCTCTTCCACGCCGCGAGCCTCAAGGGCCTCGAGCGCAAGCCGAACCGCGTCGTCTACTCGAGCTCCCCCGACCGGGGCGTCATCACGGCGATCAAGGCATTCCAGGAGGCGTTCAAGAACGACGTCACCGCCGAGCTCCACGTCTTCTACGGCTTCACCCGCCACTTCCTCAAGCAGGCCGCGCGCTACGAGTACGGCCACGTCCCGGACACGGACCGCGACGAGAATATGTACTCCTACATGCAGCGTGTCATGCGCTACGCCGACGCCGACGACCGCATCAAGTGGCGCGGTCGGGTCGGCCCAGAGCAGCTCGCCGAGGAGCTGACGAAGAGCGGGATCTGGTTCTATCCGACTCGCTTCGACGAGATCAGTTGCATGAGTGCCATGGAAGCCCAGGCTGCTGGGTGCATCGTCGTCACCACAGACAAAGCGGCTCTCGCGGAGACGGTGGACTGGAACGCCGAGAATACCCGTAAAGTCTTCCTCGGCTCCGACCCCGCCGAGACGCTCCTCGCCTGTTCGCTCGTCTGCATCGACCGCGACATCCCGGCGAAGGTCGCCCGGGACCGCTTCTCCTACGAAGCCCTCGCCGACGAGTGGGCGAGGAGGTTGGCCAAGTGAGCACGATCTTCTTCGTCGACCTCGACGGTACGGTGATCCCGGACGGCGCCCCCCGCAGCACGATCCCCCACGCCAAGGAAGCCCTCGACGCCCTCGGCTCGAACCCCGAGAACCACATCTGGTTCTTCTCCTGCTGGGCCGGCACCCGGGATAACTTGGAGTTCCTCCAGCGGACGTTCCCCTACTCGAAGGGCTTCATCTGCAAGCCCCTCGCGGACCGGTACGTCTTCATCGACAACAAGCATGACGTCGCCCTCTCCGTCGCCTCGGAGAAGGCATTCTTCCCTCCCAAAGAGTAGTACCGTCCCCCTGGCCGAGAAGCGGCGCTCGGCTGGGGGGCTCGGTTTGAGATAACCTATGGCCTTCCCTGCGAAACCGACCGTCCCCACGCTCCAAGCCAGCCATGCCTTCGCCAACGGCCTCGTCGGGGCGTGGCTCTTCTTCGACTCGACGGGGATCACCGTCAGCGACTACAGCGGGTCGAACCGCCACCTTCTGGGAACGAACGTCAGTACCGGCTCTTGGGGAACTGACGGAGGCACGGCACGCTTCTTGAAGCTCAGCGCCCAGGGTGAGGCCGTCTCTCGTCTCGCGACGTCGGGCTCCCTCGCGGCCCTCAACTTCGCGGCGACGGACCCCTGGACGCTCACCATGCTCGTCCGGCGTCACGGCGCAGGCGCAGGTGGCGGA